GGGACCAGCCTGGCTCGACTCCTATCGAAGACGTTTACGGACAGGTTATTAATGTCGAGGAACAGACCGGGCACGCACCTAACACCATGGTGATCGGTACCCGTGTGTGGCAGCAGTTGCAGAACCACGCACAGATCATCGACCGTGTGAAGTACACCAAGCCTGGTGGAGCGTTCCTTAACGAGGCTTTGGTTGCGCAGGCTCTTGGGCTCGACAAGCTTCTTATCGCCAGAGCTATTAACAACACGGCGGCAGAAGGTGCGGCTACTTCGATGTCGTTCATGGCCGGTAAGCACGGGTTCCTTTGCTACACGAACCCTAGCCCCGGACTTCAGACCGCCTCGGCTGGTTACACGTTCTCGTGGAACGGCTACATGGGTGCCAGCTCGTTCGGTACCCGTATCAAGCGGTTCCGTATGGACGAGAACGCCGCCGAGCGTATCGAGGGTGAAATGGCGTTCTCCCTCAAGTCTGTCGCTACTGACCTCGGTGTGTTTTACAGCGGCTTGGTCGCGTAGTCGGGTGGGGGGTCAGTTTACCGACTGACCCCCTCATTTCGAAAGGGGTAAAGAAATGGCATCGTACGCTGTCGGTTCTCTCGTCGAGTACCGCACTAACGAAAGTGTCTGGCACGAGGGCGTTGTGCTTGTCGACAACACTGGTGACAACATCGACCTTCTTGTTCGTCACCCGAACGGTCCCCAGTGGGAAACCAAGGCTGGTATTGCTCTCGGTACTGCCAAGAACAAGTTTCGAGTTAAGTAGGTGAATCATGGTTGACACACCAGTAGGTATTAGCGTAATTGCAGCAGCTACGCAGACTGTTGTTGTCAACCCTACGATCAGTCATACAGAATCGTCGTCTCACGGTGGTACTGTAAAAATAAATAATAAGGGTGCAGACCCTATTTATATAGATACTGTGGCTGACGTCAATGACACCACCGGCTTTAAGATTCTGGCTGGTGGTAGTCACAGTTTCAAAGTAGGCAAAGGCGAGCGCCTGTATGCGTACGGCACTGCACCTGTAGACATCCGCTCAGTGTTCATCCACTAAGGGAGGCAGACGTGGCAGCGTTTACTGTGGGTACGGCTGCGTCCGTGCTGTTGGCTACTGGTTACAACACCAAGGGTAACAATGTAGTGGTACAGAATTTAACTGCCGCTAACAATCATATTTATGTGGACACAGTGACGGGTGTTACTACCACCACTGGTTTTCAAATCAGCGCAGCGGCTACTCCTGACTCACAAGAGTTCCACATTGGTAAAGGTGAAACCTTATACGCTCGATCTGTTACTGGTAATGCTGATGTCAGGGTAGTAATTACAAACTAGGAGCAGTCATGGTCTATGACCCTGCCTCCCTAGCCACTAGTACGCTTCAGCAGGTGCGTTGGCTTCTGGGAGGTTCCAAAGCTGACGACCTTATAATTGACGACGAGATAACATTCTCGTTGTCCTTGTACGGTAATAATATCTATTTAGCTGCTGCTGAATGTGCAGACACGATTGGCAGTCAGTTCGCGGCTAGCTCTCAGCGGGTTTCTGTCGGTCCGTTTCAGTCAAGTGACTGGCAACTGACTACTGCTTGGGACAAGATGGCCAAGCATTTAAGAAAACTTGGAATGCGTTATTCAAGAATTAATGCTAGCCAGATGCTCCCCGGTATGACTGCACTTGATATCGAAAATATAGATAGTCAGACAGAATACCCACAGTTTTCATTTAAAAAAGGGCTGCATGATAATCTTGATGTAAATGATGTTAATGAAACGGGGGCATGATCAATATGCCTGCTGCTTCACATAGAACTTTCGACAAGCTAATGGCTTATGTAGTTTTTATCTATAATAAAACCGGTTCTGACATATATGGTGAGCCTAAGTATGTCAGTATACCTCGTGGCCCTTATAGAGCGGCGATAGTAGAACGCCAATCGACTAATCGTGGTTCTGACGGGCTAGAGATACAAACTACTACCACCGCGTACATAAATACTGACGGCACACGTATCGAATCAGATGACAAAATAGTGCTGCCTGTTCAATTCGGTGGAGACAAAAGAAAAATTGGTGAAGTTATAAATTGGCCAGATCCACAAGACGGTGTTATTTACGGGGTCGAGGTGAACTTCCTGTGAATATTAAAGTTGAGTGGAGACAGAGAGATCTTATGCAGGCGCGTGCTGCTTTCGGCCGTCTTCTAGATTCTGCCGACAAGGGGTCTCGGACTTTTATAAATGATATCTCAGGTAATATATACAAACAGTCACAAATACTAGTACCGGTAAGAACAGGGCGGCTTAAAAAGTCTGGTCGACAGGTAATGGCTAAGAAGGTATTAGCTAAATACGAGGGGTCTGTCGAATACGGCAACAGAGGCACCACACTTACCAGTAGTGGTAACGACTACGCCATTTATGCTCATGAGATCCCGCCTAGTAGCGGAGGTAGATGGCACACTGGCAACAAGCACAGGCCGCCGACGTCCTACAAATATCTATTCAGACCGGCAACTGTCGAGTTTGCTCGCGCTGACCCCAAGCTCTACACACACTATGTGACTCGTTTCGAAAAGGACTGGCACGACTGATGATGCTAGAGGAGATTAGTTCTTACTTGGCTACGACATTTGCAGCTACAACACCGTCGTTAACCGAGGGTGTCAACCTGTTTTTGTCCCGTACTCAAGCCTCACCTGATTTCTCTGTGTCGTTGTACGAGTCACCTATTGGAGAGGGGCAATACACGCTGGACGGTGGCAAGCGTGTATTTGAAGAGACTAACTTACAGATTATAGTGCGCGAAGCTGAGTACAAATATTTGGCTGCACGACAGTTTATTGAAAGGGTAATCAACCTGCTCGACGCTGTAAATGATGTGATTCTGAGTGGGACACGTTATATACGAATCAAGGTCCTGACCACACCTTTGCATTTGCCTGTTGACACACAAGACAGGGTTTTATTGTCAGTTAATTTCCATGTCATCAAGTACCTATCGGTGGTGACCTCACCATGACTAATAAGAATCTTACTGGATATCGAGTTCTTTCCGAGTACGTAAAGTATCCCGACGGTAAGGGAAACGGAAAAGAAAAAATAGCCAGTCAGGGTGCTATTATAAATGATATGCATATCCGCTCTGCTGTTCTGTTAGTACAGAGCGGGGCGTTAGAAGCAGTGTATGACGATAAAAAGGAGGGGGTGAAGAAATAATGGCGTTCGTTCATGGTTCTAAAGCGAAGATCTATGGTAACGGATATAACCTAAGCCCTTATCTCCGTAACGTGCAATCTCCGTTTACTATTGATACGGCTGAAACTTCTACATTCGGTAACATGCACAAGACGTACACACAGGGACTCAAGGACGGTAGCTTCAGTGCTGACGGTATATATGACGGAGCCGCAAGTGCTGTCGGTGAAATATTTGAAGCTGCATTGTCTAACGAAGGATTAGATAGATTTACGTTATGTATTCAAGGTGACACTCTTGGACTACCGGCATTTGGGTTCGAGAACACAACCACTAACGTTCAGGTTGCTTCTGGTATCGGTGACGTAGCACAGATTACATTACAGGCTCAAAACAACATGGGTATCGACAGAGGATGGATTATTCATCCTCTTGTTCAAGACGTAGCCGACGGTAACAGTACCGGTGTCGACATGATTACAACGTCGACTACTACAGGTTGGGCCGCTTATTTACAAATTACACAGGCAGCATCTACTTTAACTTCAATTGCACTGGAAGACTCAGCAGACAACCTAGCGTGGACACCACTAACTGGTGGCTCTTTTACTACGTTGACTGCTGTTTCGTCACAGCGAATTGTTAGTGCAGTAGGCGCAACGGTTCGTAGATATATCCGAGTGGTGTGGAATCTAACCACGAGTGCGACGTTTCATGTTGTGTTCGTGCGTGGAGTCAACCCGTAAAGGAGGCGAAGAACAATGGCATTCACTCACGGTTCTAAGGCTAAGTTCTGGTTAGGGACTGCTGCTACTCCTGCGACATTAGTCGACCGTTCTAGCTATATCCTTAACATTCAGATGCCGCGTACTACCGACACTGCGGAAACTTCGACGCTCGGTAACCTGTTCAAGACGTACGTCCCTGGTCTGACGGACGGTTCTATTTCGTTGGACGGTCGGTACGACCCTGTCATCGACGTCATCCTTACTGACCTCATGGGTACTGCCTCTGTGGATTACGACTACCGGCCACAAGGCAACACGGCCGGCTTACCTAAATACACAGGCTCAGCGGTGCCTACTAACTACCAAGTCACTGCTGGTATCGGTGACGTGTCGTCGTGGACGTTCCAGCTTCAGTGCACTAGTGCAATTACTCGTGGTACTATTTAATCAAAATTAGTTTCTCAATAAGATAAGGACACTTAAATATCATGGCATTGACAATTGACCAGATCGTCAAAGCGTCTAAAATTGAGGTAGAAGAGTTTGAAGTTCCGGAATGGGATGGCACCGTTATGCTCCGGGGTGTCAGCAAACGCGATCAGCAAGTGATTTGGAAAGAAGCAAGTGGTGATAGCGATGACCCTACTGATATGAATACGGCGTTACTCAACAAGCTGCTTTTACAACACGGGATGGTTGACCCTGTTGTAAATGACGACGCTTTTGAGAAGTTGTCAGACGGGTACGCTGGTACTTTAGACAAAATCGTCCTCAAGATTATGAAAATATCTAGGTTCAGTGACGCTGATTTAAAGGCGGTACAGCGCAAATTTTCAGTTGAAACCGGAGAGTAGATTCATCTTCAGGTTGGCACGGGAGCTAGGTAAGACAGTACAAGAACTATTAGACGGACAAGCAGCACCACTGAGTCATGACGAGTACATCCATTGGGTGGCCTTGTATCAAATAGAAGCTGACGAGCAAGAACGTGCAAACGCACGGGCTAGTTCTAAGCATTAGAGGAGAGGTGTCGGCGTCTAATGGCTAGAGTAACGCTAAACGCTATCATTGACGCCGACACCAAGAAATTTGACTCTGCTATAAAGAGTGCACAAGCTGGGTTGTTGACTCTTGGTAAGGCAACTGCTCTTGGTGACGTAGCTATCGGCGCTGCTGCTGCCACTACTCAATTATTGGGTATGGGTAACCAAATTGTTGAAGCGGGTGCTGCACTAGGAGCATTAAGTTTTGCTGGTGTCCTAGTAGGGGCACAAGCATTTGGCGTACTTAAGCTAGCTCTAGCTTCAAACGATGCTGGCGTCAAACAGCTCAAAGATTCGTGGCAAGGAATCAATAACGATTTAACCAAAGCCTCTACCTCTGTGCTTCCTGGACTTAACGCCGGTCTTAAGAGTGCGTCTTCTCTTGTACCTGTTCTCACCGATGGGCTAGGGAAGACTGGTGTAGCACTAGGAGGCTTGGCCAGGGCCGCTGGTCTGGCAGTATCTTCCCCGCTATTTAAGCGTGACATTGCTACAATCATGGACGCTAATGTTACTTCGATGCTTAACTTTGGATCAGCGGGGATAACATTACTTGGACCGCTCAGAGATATAGCTACTGTGGCAGCTCAAGTACTTGCTGAGCTTAGTGAAGGTGCTCCTGCTTGGGCTCAGAACGTTGCTTCTATGGTCGCTGCCAAGCGAGCGTCCGGTGAGTTAGCCGCTGATTTCCGCAGAGGCGCACAAGCTCTTAAGGATCTTTTTTCAGCCGTATGGAGCTTTGGCGGCATAGTTAAAAATGTCATGGAAGCTGCTAACAAAGCTTCCGGTGACACTCTTGGCAAGCTAGCTGATTGGCTCAAGAAAATAAAATTAGCTACTGACGAGGGTACCCCTGCATTTGAAAAAATGGTAGAGGTATTCAAGAAGATTAATGAGGCCGGCAGTAAACTCTTCGAAGTATTCAAAAACGTGGCTAGTGATTTAAGTAAGCTTGATATTGAAAGTATAGCAAATGCCTTTTTAAAACTTACTAGCTCTGCTGTTGCTTTGACACCGATTATAGTAATACTTGTTAATGCTTTTGCAGGATTAATTGAACATACGCCAACACCTGTAATAATGGGATTAACTGCTGCATTTGTTGCGGTTAAGGTTGCTATGTTAGCATGGAATCTTTGGGGAACGATATCCATGCTAATTGAAATGACAGTTGCTTGCTTTGCTCTTGGTGGAAGTCTCTCTGTTGTAGCGGGAGCAATATGGGCAATCGTGTGGCCTATTGGTTTAGTTGTACTTGCTATTGCTGCTGTCATTGCGATCATAATCGTTCTGTATAAAAACTGGGATACTATCTGGAATGGTATAAAGGCTATTGCCTCTGCTGTCTGGAATTGGATGCAGAGTGCCTGGGATACTCTTTGGAATGGTATAAAGGCTGTTGCTTCTGCTGTTTGGGGTTGGTTACAAAGCGCTTGGGATGCTGTAGTTAAATTCTTTTTAGCTATTTGGGAAAATACTGGCCTTAAAGAGGTGTGGGAAACAGCCTGGAATACTATAAAAATAGTAGCTGATGCAATATGGCAAGCTATTCAAATAGCTTGGGAAACATTCATTAATGTGCTTAGTACAGTATGGGAAACTGTTTCAGGTGTTATAGTAGCTGCTTGGAATGCGGTATGGACTATAATTAAAACTGTAGCTGAAGGTATCTGGAACGCTATTCAATTAGTTTGGGAAACATTTATAAATATCCTCAAGAGTGTATGGGATATTTTCGCTGGTATTTTTATGGCTGATTGGGATCGAGTTTGGCAAGGTATTAAGGGTATAGCTGAAGCTATTTGGGGATTACTTTCTGGTGCATGGCAAATTCTTTGGGATACCTTTAAAGGTATATGGGAAGCTTTCTCTGGATACTTTGTTGAAGTATGGGGTATTGTTTGGAATGGTATAAAAGCTATTGTGGATGCTATATGGCAAGGAATGCAAGATGCTTGGGATTTATTCCTAAATACTATTAAGGCAGTTTGGGACACTGTATCTGCCGGACTATCTGAAGCTTGGAGTGTTTTTTGGGGCACTATAGCGTCTATAGCCTCTACTATATGGCAAGGAATGCAAGCTGCTTGGGATGCTATATGTAATGCATTTATTAATGTATGGAATGTTGTTAGTAGCGCGCTAATAGCAGCGTGGAATGCCGTCTGGAATGCTATGAGCGTAGTAGTTCAGACTATTTGGAATACTTTGCAAACAGCATGGCAAAATTGGGGTAACACTATACAGGCTATTTGGAATGCTGTCGGTGGTGCACTGTCTGCTGCGTGGTCTGCTGTATGGAATGCGATATCTGCTATAGCACAGGCTGTTTGGAATGCTCTACAAGCAGCTTGGAATGCTTTTATTGTTGGGCTGCAAACAATATGGAATTCTGTATCTAGCGCTCTGTCCTCCGCGTGGTCATCAGTGTGGAATACAATACGCACAGTAGCTGAAACAATATGGAATGCTTTACAAACTGCCTGGAATACTTTCTTAAATACAGTACAGACTATATGGAATACCGTGTCCAATGCTATACAAAGTGCTTGGACTACATTTTGGAATACGGTACGCACAATAGCTGAAACAGTTTGGAATGCTGTTAGGGATACAATTAATGCAGTTTGGGAAACAATTAAAAATATTTGGAATAGCGCTATAGAATGGGTTAAAAATATATGGAATGCGGGATGGGAAGCTTACAAGAATATAGCAGTAACGGCGTTTAACTGGATTAAAGATACTATTAATTCGGTCTGGGAAACAATTAAAAGCGGATGGAACGCTGCAATAGAATTTATTAAGGGTATATGGAATACGTTTTGGGAAACGATTAAAAACGTAGCTTCAACAGCATGGAACTGGGTACGGGATAGATTTAACGAATTTAAGAATGGTTTGCAACTCGCTTTCCAAGAGCTAAAGGATGGTATTGGTCGAGTTTGGGATGGTATTAAAGAAGTTGTCAAGAAGCCTGTTAAATGGGTAATTGATATTGTTTACAACAACGCCCTGAAGCCTATGGTAAACAAAGTATTAGAGTGGGTAGGCATCGACTTCAGATTACCTGATGTAAATATAGAAGCAAATGGTGGAATTACTAAGGGTGCTGGTAATCCTGATGTAGTGGCGGCAGACGGTTTCTTACCGAAACAAGCTACTATTCAGCCTGGTAAAGGTAAGGGTCTGTTCCAATGGGCTGAAGCTGAAACAGGCGGGGAAGCGTTTATACCTCTAGCACCTGGTAAACGTAAGCGGTCTACTGAATTATTAGGAAAAGTAGCTAGCATATTTGGCATGGGGTTAACTGGCGGTGGTAATTGTGGAGGCAAGTGTGGTGGGGCGTGCGGTCCTTGTAGCAGTAAGAAAATGGCTAACGGTGGAGTTGTAGGAGGACTGGGTAGTCCTAATTTTGTTATCAAAGCTGAGAATGGTCTTTCTCCTGCCGAGATTCAGGCTGCCGTCAGCGCGGCTGCTAATCAGCTTCAGGATCCGGTCGGGGGTGCTATTGGTGGTGCAGCTAATGCTGTTGTCGGTACCGGTGCTGCTATCGCTGGCACTGGCTTAGCAGGATTGTCTTCGATAACAAGTTCTCTAGCTGACTTGACTTCAGGAGTTCCACTTGTTGGTGACGCATTAGCAGGTATAGCTGAATTACTTGGCCAAGGAGCCTCTGGTCTATTAGGCGTAGCTATAGATAGAGTTAAGGAAGCTCTAGAAGGTATTCCTAGTGCGGGGGGATGGAGCGACGCTTTAAAAATAATGCCCATCAAATTACTTGAACATATTAAAGATAAAGTCAAGAAAAAAGAAGAAGAGATGGCCGCCTCTGGTGGTGGTGTAGGTATCACACAGCCAGTCCAGGCATGGGCACCGGTTGCTCTACAGGCTTTAGCACTAGCAGGTATGGGTGCTGACCAACTAGGTTGTCTTCTATCTAGAATGCAAAAAGAATCTGGTGGTAACTCTGGCATTGTCAACACTACAGACTCTAATGCAGCAGCAGGAGTACCGTCACAGGGTCTAATGCAGGTTATTCCACCTACGTTTGCTGCTAACTGTGCACCACTTTGTGCACGAGGTATTCTTGACCCGCTGGCAAACATTTATGCTGCTTCTATATATGTAAAGCGCCATCCAAAATATGGAACTTGGTGTGCTGCTGACGCACAACCCGACGGCTATTCACACGGTGGGTTCCATAATTTTGATGCACCTAGAGGGGCTATGATCGCAGGTGCTGGTAGAGGTCCATTAGTGCAATGGGCTGAGCCTGAAACTGGTGGTGAGGCATACATACCTATGGGAGTAGGAAAAAGAAAACGATCTATTAGTGTTCTTTCAGATGTTGCTAAGCAATTCGGCATGGGCTTAATTGCAACTAAACCATGGACTGGTACTGGTGGTAGACAACTAGCGTCAATGGCTAACGGTGGGATAATAGGAAGAGGGCACATATCTAACGCTACTTGTGGTATTAATTACAATAATGGTGACGGTAGCAACTTAACGATTAGCATGCCGATCACAATTAACGGTAATCTAGACGAGAAGGCAGTCAGGAAACTAGAACAAGAAACGATACCTAAGATGCGTATGATGCTGCAACAGAAGGTAGGAAGGAGGCCATAATGGGATCAGGATGGGGTGGCCACGGTTATAATCACCTTCCTAACGGTGACTGGCGTAACGAAGGTTGGTCAAAAATCGGTGCGTCGAACCTGTGGAATTGCTGGGACAACGACGACGACAATAAATATTGTAAAGCGCCTGCTAGCAAAGGACCTGCCGAGTGCTCTTTCCCGATAGACATCACATCCGTACCAGAGGGTGCTGTTATCACATCGGTTACTATCTACGTACGGTGTGCCCGTATAGGTGTGACTATTCGTCCGCTCAGTATCCAGTGCACAGCTAGGGACGGGCGCTCACGCTACACCAGTAGAACTATTTACCCAACTACTATAATAACCAACTTTGAAGTAGGGACGTACACTCACGACCCTCTAGGTTTACCGTGGGACCATCACAGAATAAATCAAATCATCTGCCGAGCGATCAGTTTGCACGCAATATTTGATTGCTTACGAATCTATAAATTCTATTGTGTTATCAACTACCGGCTACGGCCTACTGTAACTGTCGACGCTCCGTCCGGTGTGGTCACTACAGCCTCTCCCACTTTGGGATGGACGTATACTCAAGTTGACGGTGACACACATCTGAAATCTGAAGTAAAGATATTTACGGCTACCGAGGTAGCAAAAAGTAATTTTAATCCGGCCACATCGCCTCCTGTGTACTCGGCTATGGTTGCCGGTGCCACTGAGTCTCTTATTCTTCCTGTGTCCATAAACCCTGACAGCTATTACACTTACGTGCGTGTGTGGTCTAGCTTCAATGCTATAAGTCTTTGGGTAGGCCGGCAGTTCAGTGTCGAGGGACCGGCACCGTCACCCCCTGGCGACGACAACGCCGGCATCGCAGGCACTCCCGGTGTCGGTGCAGCGACAGTGACACCAAATAATAGCCTGTCTGCTGTGTCTATTGTCATGCGGGACTCTTCTAATCTTCTCTCTGTCAACCAGGCAGACGTGGAAGAGGTAACAGACTCATTAGGTTACAAGACTGTCAACTGCGCTATTGTGAGAGACACGACCGTTAAGTACCCCGGCGGCGGTTTAGTTTCATTAAAAATGACTTCGTCTGCCTCTGGCACCATGGAAGCTAAAACCAGTTTCTTGGAGTGTCCTGCATCCGTACCAATCACAGTTCGTGGACAGTTTATTTCTGCGGTGTCGTCAAGGACTGCACAGATTAAAGCAAGATTCAAAGACGAGAACTTCGCTGATATTAGTGAGATCAGTGCAGACGTTACTACCGCAACAGGTACATGGAACGAGGCCACGGCTACAGGTACAAGTCCTGTCGGTACCAGGTACATAGAAGTAGTACCTGTAATCACGAGCACTGCTGCTGCTAATGAAGTCCATTACATAGACCACACAGGTGCGATGTTTGGCACTGACTCACGGTGGAGCAACGGCGGCCATACAAGTAGAAACATTTTGACAGACCATCTCTCTAACGGCGACGATCCTGTGTCGTCTAGCCTTGCATGGATTTCTGGCAAGGCAGGGACAATAGTGCAGCAAGTTACGGCCGCCGGTACCGGGTTCGGCGGACCGAAGAACTATAGAATGACTTACGCTGGTGTTGCGCCGTCGTTGGGGTTCCGTGCTACCGGCACTGTTTTTACCTCACCTACTGCCGGTGCAGACTTCGTATTAAACAAACCGGCAGGAACACTTGACGGTGATCTTATGCTGGCGTTCGTCACGTCCAGCGAATACGGAACTATAAATGTTCCGACCGGTTGGACTACGATTAGCACCGCAGCAGTCGACGACACCACCACTGACGTGGCCCTGTGGGTACTGAAACGCTCAGCTCTTACTGCCGACCCTGCGTCGTGGTCTGGCACGCTCAACACGTCGTCAGCACGACGGCGAGCTGTGGTGGTCTCCTACAGCGGAGCGTCCAATGTAGTAGACCAGCCTTTAGCTGAAGGTATTACGACCGACTCGACAGGTGCTCTCAACCAGACGACTGCCACTGTCAACAACACGGACGCCAACGCTTGGCGTGTTTCTGCGTTTGCGTCTAGCGATGACGCAACAGGCACTACGATGATTGCCAACCAAGAGCCACCGTCGTCACAAGCGTCGTCTATTCAGTACGTCGGGGCGCAAGGTGCCACAGACAAAACAAGCTCTACGTCGTACACCTTGTACCGTCCACCAGGTTTGATAGACGGAGATCTGCTTATCGCTACTTTAGTAGTCAGCGGTAACATTTCCACTGTGACTCCCCCTGCGAACTGGGTACTAGTACGCAAGACTGTAGCAACTAACGGAGGCAACAGTGTCACCGTTGCAATCTTAAAAAAGACGGCGCTGGTTGAACCTTCCTCGTGGACGGGTTCGATGAGTTCGACGTCGTCACGTAAGACGACTGGTGTTGTCGCCTACAGAAACGCGGAGTTGTGGACTAACCAGTTTATTGCAGAGAATTCTGCTACTGATATCAGTGGTAGTAGTCTTACTACCCCGACTGTGACTAACACGGACTCACGAGCGTGGCGTATCAGTGTGTTCGGTACGTACAGCACAACAGCTTATTTTGAAGTAATGTCGTCGACAGAGGTAAAAGAGCGGATAGATTATTCCGTACCTATTACTTACGGATATTCTGCTGTGACTACGTCTCTCGGCATGTACGACTCCAATGGAACTGTGTCCACAGGTAGCCATTCACGTACGGGGACACTGTCAAGTAACTTCTATGCGTCAGTAGGCTGGATAGGTATAATTAAACCTCTTCCTACTCCGCCTGCCGCACCTGCCAACGAAACAGAACGTACAGACGGAGTAACAGGTTCTTCCACTCCGTGGTTGCACACCGCTGTCTACGACTCTAACGGTCCGGTTGCTGTCACTAATAGTTCTGTAACTGGGCAGATAACACCAGGCAGTGGAACTAGTGTGAATTCAGCAGCGACATGGATAGGTATTATCAGACCTGCTAATGAAACTACGGGTACGGTTGTCACCAGACCTACTTCAGCCATTGACATATCTGCCATGGACCCAGAGGTGTTGGAACTGGCAGACAATAAAATAACAATTGTCTCGTCATTCAAAGGTAGCTCTGGTGGCACACCGTACCTTGCCGTAACATTCTATAATGCGAATCAGCTGATTCTTTACAGGATCGAAGAAGGTACACCGTTCGGTACTAGCACCTATGTCAAATCATCTGCTACGTTTGACATACCGGAAAACACTACACGTATACTTCCGTCTTTGGTTTCTTCTGACAGAGACGTGGGAGACTACGTCGAGTTCGTCAGGACAGGAGTACTGTTAGGCAGTTCACCTGTTTGGCGTGACGGTACTGGTCGAGCTGCTCATTCTGTTTGGAGTGTGCCTGAAATACAGTTTGCCGACAATGCAGGAGCTGGTTACACCGATTGGGCAGCACTGCCAGGGCAAAAAGCTTACCGGCCTGTGTACGATCCTGCCGACGGCAGCGTTACGTATATCGACCATACTGTAACCCCGTTGGTGTCACGTAAGTACAGGGTACAGACCAAGTCGTTCGGTTTAGCAGGTGACACTTTTGCTTCTGGCTACGGGCCAGAGAGCAATGAAGTGGTAGTAAATGCTGTGTACTGGTGGCTCAAAGATCTCAGCGATTTGACTCTTAACATGCAGCTGTTTGTAAAGGCGACCCCGCTGGGTGTCGACACAATTAATGAGAGTACTGTTTCCCAACCGTTGGGAGAAGACTATCCTATAGTGATTACAGAAGGATACAAGGGTGACGTAGTCGACATCTCTGTGTTCATACGACGGGTCGACTACGCAAAACTTGTGAAGATGCTAAAAAACAAACGCACTCTTTTTCTTCAATCCAACATGGACAACGCATGGTGGGTGCGACCGGTCGGTAGTATCAAGTCGTTGACGATGGTGACGGCTGACCACACTACTAATCCCTTGAGAGAAGTCGGACTCTCGTTTGTTCAAGTGGCACCGGAGGAATAGATGGTAGCCCCCGCTTCCGATCGTTTTATAAAAGCTATCAAGAGTTCGCACGACGTACATTCTTACGTCATGGCTACCAGTCCTTCCGGTGAAACTGTGCGACTCCCGGTAACTGGTGGAAACGTAAAGGTAGACAGAACAGCGTCGGTGAGAAGATCTGTCACTATCCAGTGTATTGACCCGCTAGGTACTCTGACTCCTAGTGGGTTGGACAGTTTACTAACACCGTACGGTACTGAAATCAGACCGTACCGTGGAGTCATACATTCTGACGGAGAAATAGAAGTATACCCGTTAGGTGTGTTTCGTATTTCTAAAGTCTCTATCTCTGATACGTCAGGTGGTTCTATAATACTTGGTGTCGAGGGATTCGACAGATCTCGCAAAATGTCCCGGGACAAGTTTACTGTTCCGTACTTGATACCTGGTGGTACTAATGTAGTAACTGCTATCCAGAATATTGTAGAGAGAACTTACCCTGACATAGAATACGACATACTTACCACCACGCTAACTACTACTGCCCCACGTTTTTATGATGCTAACGACGACCCGTGGGAAGCGTGCATGGAGTTAGCACAGTCCATAGGTTGTGAAATTTATTTTAATGTTGACGGGTGGTTGACACTAGCTACACCCGTTGACATGGACTCTATGCCTAGTGCTGATTTCACGTACATAGAAGGTCACGGCAACACGATGACAAGCCTGTCTCAGGTGTATTCAGACGAGCCGGGGTACAACGGTGTCATAGTGGTGGGTGAATCTTCTGGCGACGAGAATCCGGCCGTACGGGGTGAGGCGTGGGACGAAGAACCGTCGTCAGCTACTTATAGAAAAGGTCCGTACGGTGAGGTACCTTTATTCGTCCAAGATAAAATCGTCAAGACGGAAGCTGACGCTAATGCTGCCGCACTAGGACTATTGAACAATCTATTAGGGTTCTCGTCACAGCTCGATATCGACGCTTCCGTTAATCCTGCTTACGAAGCGGGGCACGTGGTGGAAGTGGTACGGGCGCTGTCTCATGTCGACGGTGTCTATACACTGGATGCTTTTAATATACCTTTGAGTAGTTCTGGTTCCCAGAGCATGATATTACGCCAGAAGCGAGTGAGATAATGACTACCCCTGTCGAACCGGTAGTACCAGAACCTTCTCTACCGGACCCTGCTACTCCTGCTGAAGCAACGCCGGCATCCCCTGTAGAACCTACAGAGGGCGGTGAAGACAGCGAGTTACGTACTCTTGTCCAGGAACTGGTAAAGCAAAGCCAGCTAGGTTTTGACCCGACAACTATGCGTAAAGGAATTATTACTGCTGTCAATCCGTTCTTTGTCGGGACACCTACTGTAGATTTAACTATGTCGGGGGACGACACTGTCGTTATCCCGGGAGTACGATTCTTAGACAGCTACTCTCCGCTTGTCGGTGACAGTGTGCTGGTTATGAAGCAAGGCGCCGATATAATGGTGCTAGGTCGTGTAGCTATAGGTATTAGTACAGACGTCGGGTGGGTGCAGGCTACTCTTGCTTCCGGTTTTACTCACGACAGTGGCAGTTTGGGCGCCTTGACGTATCGTCGGGTATGGGACAACGGTTCTTGGAAAGTTCAGTTCCGGGGTGGTGTGCTGCGTAGTGCTAACGAGACAGTTATATCTGCGTTACCTGCTGATTTTAGACCACCTAGCAGAGCAACTGTACTAGGAGCAAGAGGCCATGGTGGTGGCTCAGTAGCTATACAGATACAATTTGAGACTAACGGTGCTGTGCTCCTGTCCGGCAATACTTTTAATATAGCAATGGGTAGCCCTGACACACTTATTCAGAACACCGGCAATGTCGGTAGTAGTACGCCTACACTTATTCAGAACACCGGCACCTTTGGTTCTAATACTGTCAAGGGCAGTAATGAAGGGACTAATAATACCAGTGACAATGCTGATAACACATTTTCCTCTGTCACTGGTGATCACAATCACGCAATTCATCATACACATTTTGGCCCGTTACACTCTCATTATTGTGGTGCTCACGTCCACGACATGAATCATAGTCACGCTGTCAACGGGCACATCCACGACATGAATCATAGTCACACAGGTGGTGCCGCTACCGTGACAGCTACTGACTGGATATCGTTTCACGGTGTAGAATACTTTCAAACATAGGTGTGTGATGGAACGCAACTGGACTGAGATACTTAACTTAGTGCTAGGTGTACCTGTATTTGGAGTCTTGCTTATCCTTGTAATGATGCGTAAGGTAGTACCTGGTTGGTTACTTACTCGCCAAGAGGAAGAGTGCAGTAAACGTGTAATAGATTTAAAAGAAGGGTATCAACGTGAAATTACTATACTGCGTGAACGTCTAGACAAAGCGAATAGAGATGAAGACGACGCACGTGAACAGATGCGTGAATTAGGCGAACGAGCATACAGAGAAATGGTGCCAACTATTGTCCGTGCTAACGACAGTCTCAAAGCAACCCAAGATTTACTACAGGAGATTGCTATTAGAGCTAGCAGAGGAAATCATGAGCCATGATCCTGGTAAAGAGAATCTGGCGGACGCTATGGAATACAGTACAAAGGCTTTAGACCTTGTCACTAAGCTTCGTGAAGAGATGACAGGAAACATTAGCCAGATAGATATGTTGATAGAAATAATCAAGAGACAGATGGGGGTTGAAAATGGCAGCACCGGACCTACCCCATCTGATAGAAGAACTTAACACCGCCGTCGACAAGAACAGAAAAGCAGCAGTAAGGCTGGACAACACTATTACTGCTGGTAACAAAATACTTAAGCGCAAGACACTGTTCATTATAATTACCTTGTGCTCTGTGATTCTTGACATATTTCTTACCGTATGGTTAGCTACTAGTGCTGTACGTCTAGCTAATTTACAAGACGCTGGGGACAACCGCACAAACCAAATAGAAACATTACAGGTAAATCTACGAACTAATATTTGTAACATGGATCTGGTATGGAACAAATTATTGCAGCTTGGTGGCGGCCCGAAGAACGATGTGCACAAACAATTCATCAATGAAATCTCGCCAAACACCAGAGCAGCTCTTGACTGCCCAGATGATTTCATAAAGGAGTGAGTAACATGTCTCGTCTTAGTGAGCTAACACCGTCAAAGGCTACTACTTATCTTTTAGATGTCGGTGAACGAGTGTTCTGGACATTCCTTCAGGCGTTCCTCGGACTACTTGTCGTCGGTGGTGCGTTCGACGTGGCTAACGTGGCCGACATCGGTATTTATCAGTCCGCCGCAGTCGGGGGAGCCGCTGCGGTACTGTCTTTGCTCAAGAGTACGGTAGCTAGCTTTGTCGGGAAGAGCGATACTGCTGCATTGCTGCCAAAATCTCTTGACCACAAGTAAATATAAATAAGCCCTGAATCCTAAATCGATTCAGGGCTTATTTGTGTCTGGTCACGGAAGTATTAGACTGCTTTGCTGTGGAGTAGGCAGCACGATACCGCTAGTCATACTCTTGACCTTTGCTTTGATGTCATCGGCAATCTGGTCAAGTGCTTCCGGCTCGAATAATCCTGTGACTTGCCCGTTGGCAAAATACATAGAGAGCGCTATTGCTGGCCCCTGAGCTGTCTGTAGCCCCTCGACTGCTACAGCCATGGGCGCTGGCTGTATAGGTACGGGGCCAAACCCTGGGCGTCCGTCTGGCATCGTCGGCACAGTTTCCAACATTAAAAATACCTATCTAATAGTGAATGTATGGCGGAGAGTGTAAGTCCACCGGGGTCGCGCCCCGTGTACTTGCGAGGCCATGGGACTATTTCTAGTTCTATTCGTTTAATCCTGCCCCTAGCGTCTTGTTCAGCCTTGCGCCCAGCATCGTCATTGTCGAAGAAACAGATTGCTTTAGTGACGCCAAGTCTATGAAGGAGACGGACTTGGTGTTCGGAAATTGTGGACCCGTAGACAGCAAGAGTTGGATACCCTGCTTGCCAAACGCGAAGTGCATCCAGAGAGCCCTCGACGATACACACACTTCGCTGTGCAGACACCTTCCATGATCCGAATAGGTTGCTATTTCTAGCGAATCCCTTCGGATAGAGGTATTTCGGTTTACCGCTATCGAGTCGTCTGAATAACACACCGAGAAGGTTCCCAGCTTCGTTTCTAATGGGAATTGTGACTCGACGTGAGATCGGATCGTATCCAAGATCCCACCAGTCGACGGTATCTTCATCGAACCCTCTGCTTTTCCAATAGGGGTGCGGAAACCTGTACCTGAGCAGTGACGACTCGGGAAGATATGTTATCTGAGCGGCTTCTTCGGCGTCGGTCGCTTTGAGCCCTTTAATCTGCGTGTCGAGGAGTTCCAAGTTCGACTGTAGATCGGCAGACATAGCTCGTTGTCCTTGTAGGAGATCGTCTGCATCCCCTTTAGCTCCGCAGGAGTGGCAGTAGAAAAGCCCCTTCCGCATGTTGAAGCGGAAGGAAGGGGAGTTGTCCGAATGAAATGGGCAGAGAGCAGTAGCCTCGTCCCCCGAGACCGTGACTTCACTCAGCACTTCCATCGCTAGACGGAGATACTTCATTTTCAATCACTTCTATCTGACGTCTGGTAACGGGTGCGACAAAAGTTTTTTGTATTACTGGCTTCTGTAACTTTCGTGCTCTCTTCGCTGCCCACAACGGACCACCTGACTTGTCTCTAGCAGTAGTCATGACTAGAAGCAGATCACAGCGGACGATTAGTTTGATGTTAGCGTCTTTGAAGGTACCCGGAACTACACCTTGAATTTTTCCGGCGTTCCATGTGTGATTATAAATCGCTATGGACTCGTTAGGTAACCCTCGTTCACTGGCAATATTTACTACAGTCTCTTCCACTCCGGTAGAATGTAAATGTAATATCTCAGAAATTTCATTGTCGTTGTCTAATAATTCTGACACGTAGTCGACAACTACCTGCCGTTCGTCATCTGTCAATTCAGTTGACCCGACTACACCAAGTACACTCATTGTCTATCAGCCTCACTTGTTAGCGTTGACCATATCTTCTGATCTAATATCCTCAAAGGCGTCTTTATTAATCTCCTGAAGAACCCCGTGACTCGGATCAAAGACGCAATAGTATTTAAAATTACCTACTCCGTGTCGGTTCTTTACACACTGGCATTTTAGTGCACGGTCTGACATCAGCCTCTGGAAGAGCACCAGATCGGCATCCTGTCCAATACTGTCCCCACGAGCCAAGTCCTCTGGCCCCGGCATGTCTTCTTTGCCACCAGCCGCGTTACGATTTAACTGTGCCGCGACCATAATTGGTACTCGATACTGCGAGGCCAGTTGTTTTAATTCGTTGGTGAGACGAGCAAGAGACGACCAGTCTCCCTCCCCACGCATCTTCATCAAAGTAATGTAGTCGATGAAAACTATGTCGGGGTTATTTCTGGTGATCTGACTCTCGATGTCCATCGTGGAGATCTGCCCGTGGGAGGCGTCGGCCACATGTAGTCGTCCAGATCCGTTTAGCTCCTTCCGGAGAGTCCGTAGAAACTTGTTGTACTCCACAAGGTCGATTTCCTTGCCTTGGGCAAGGTTGGTGTTGCTGAATATGTTCCGACCAATTGAAGAAGAGAGGAACGCATGAACTCTTTTGGAAACTTCCTGCCTGTGCATCTCTAGTGCGTTGAATTGGACTACCTTTCCGTGCATGAGCGCGGTCACTGCCATACGCATAAGTGACCATGATTTTCCTTGCCCTAGGCGGGCGGCCAGGACTCCTAACTGCCCGCCTTGCAACCCACCTGTGCGCTCGTCCACTGTCTCGAATCCTGTAGGGATTCCGGCAAAACCTTCTGTATCATACTTTTCTTTTCGTTCCTGGACATCCTGGTACAGTGGTTCCCAGTTGTCAATAATGTCTGAGTCGTGATGTAAACGTATAGTTGAATATGTTTTAACTGTTCCGCGCTGAATGATGTCGAGCGCCTTTTCCACCTCTCCGTCGTGGATCATCTCGGCAGCGTTCGACAGAGTCTCGGTGAGTAGGACGGCGCTGTGACGCTTGCGTACCTCGGCGCAGTAGTGCTCGACGTCATCGACAGCTAGTAGCCGGAAGTCAGGGAACTCAGCTTTGAACAACGCGCGGCTAGGTGCTCGCTTGCGTCTGTCGATGTACTTGAACAACCACTCTGCCTCGTCCACGTACCCGTCAAAGTAGTCCGGGGAGATCATCTCTTCGAGGAGAGGCTGATGCTTCTGAGTCCTGAGAACCGCTGATATCAAAGCTCTTTCGGGATTCAGGTTGCTCACCGGGTCACACCCCAGAAGCCTTGGTCCGCTGACCGTAGGCAACTCAGGTCAGTCAGCGCGTTCTCTGCGAGTGCTAGCACCAGAGGGCTTCTGTATGGGTGGCCGCATGTTGCTCTACACAATGTATATAACCACTCTGGCATTTTGCAACCTCCATTAGGAGAAACTTCTAACGAACAACCCTGTCGAGTGGTAGTGATCTTAGTGGTGTGATGTTGAAGGGGGGAGCTGATCCACCATCCTAGAAGATCAGCTCCCCGGTCTGCCTAGGCCAAGCCAAACATCCTGGACGGGAGCGCATTGGCTGTGAGGCTCGACTAGCGTACGGCAGGCTGGACAAGATCGGTAGCCTCTGACCCCAACGCACAAGATCCCCACGAGGCTACCGGCGGTCAACCGGATCACGGCCTACATGAGGATCTTGTGTTAGGGTGCTCCTGCTAGGAAAGCGCACCCACCATACCGTCATGAGGTGGGGTCGGTCTAGTCAGCCGAGCTATCAGGGTCAGAGCCTGTTACTACTGCTGTCGGCGTGACCGTGCCGGCAAGGGTTGCACCAAGACGCTCGCCTACTTCCGATCACCCACGAGCCGCTAGACCATGTCTTGGTGCCCTGGGAAGTCCAGGGGGGCGATCGGCAGGACTCATGCAGACGTGAGAGTCCTGCTCCTGTGATCCTTAGAAAATAATCTTGCTTTTCAAGATCTTCTTTGGGGACCACAGGGGCCGGATCTATACTCCGTGATATATGATCTAGGTATTAAAGATCTTGAAGCTCTGGCTTGACCTCTGGACAACTCCTCTGTAGCTTGTGAGTCGGTCCTGCCTCGTGGCCAGGGAGCGTGCTTTGTCCCCCGACTGTCACCTTCGTATCCGTGGGGCAGGACCCACTAACATCATCACGAATGCGGTAGGCCAACATGATCTGAAAATCATGATCGTAAGTCCTAGATCAGCACACGTACTTTGACTCCTCAATAGTGACGTGAAGCGGTGAGACCGGCGGGGACGACGGTATCAAGATCCCGTAGCACTACCTGGCAAAAACCAGAGCAGACGTATGCTAGGGGTTCCTCACCGAAAAGAAATAGTAGGACCCGTAGCTCAGTGGTAGTAGCTTCTGACTTTTAATCAGACTGTCGTCGGTTCGATCCCGACCGGGTCCACGGGGTCTAGGACTAGGTAAAAAGTGGTTGCGCCGAGGTTTTCCCGGGAAAATGAGCGGGCGGATTAATGTCGGTGTAGAGTCCTACGCCGTGCCACTTACCCTTATTTAGGAGTGACGAGTGCCGATTAAAGTTTTGGTTAGCGCGAACGACCGGTTCCCTAATTATTACGCTCGTGAGAACGACGGACCAACTATCGACGACTCCGAAGTAATGATCAGTGTAGACAGAAGAGTCTACAATCGTTGGTACCGTACATTCATAGAGTACGAAATGGTTCAGGAAGAGATCGCTAAAAAACTTAAAGATCAGGCAGAAGAACAAACTAAATAGATTTATGAGTTACCTGTTACGGTTTAGGAGAGTGAAAGTCCTCATCACTTAAGAGGGGCACCGAAACAGGGGAGCACGGGAGAACAACAACCTCCGTGACTCATATCAAGCGGGCTGGGGTGCGTCAGCCTCCGTTGGGACCGTGGAATTCCATGCCTACACATGCCACGGTTAAGACCAAAGGAAACAACGCATAGGCAGGGGTGCGTCTGTCTTTAGGCGACTAGCTGACACCAGGGTTCCGCCCCTGACACTGTAGGCGAGGCCAACGCACGGAGGGGCGGTAGCTCAGTGGCTGAGTTGGACGTGTGTGCCGGGAGGCGGGTTCGATTCCCGTCCGCTCCACCAGACCGACTAGGAATAGGAGTCTAGGGAGAGCCTAGAACCGGGTTTGGACATTCACCCGGAGTGAACACCTAGTCGGTCGTTATATGTACCTGTACTCGTGGGATACTGGATTGCAGCAGTATCCCCGGACAACGAGTACAGGTACTTTGCTCCCGTAGCCAAGTCTGGTAACGGCGCCCGTCTTATAAGCGGGAGATGCGAAGGTTCAAATCCTTCCGGGAGCACGAGCTGCGCAGTGGGACGACGTCGCATCTGTGTAGAGTCTGTGGGCGTTTGAGGGGACACCGCGACAGACATTAATCTCCCATAGCTCAATTGGCAGAGTAAGCGGCTGTTAACCGCTAGGTTCTTGGTTCGAGTCCAAGTGGGAGAGCATGAACAACATAAAAGAGAAACAGTACGCACTGAAGCGTCATCTACCGTGGGTGTACCACGACAACGCTATGTTTCCCACTGCGTTGCACGGACAAGAGTTCCTTCACTTCATGGACGTCGTGCTCACTCAGACTCACGGTGACAGTGTGACATGGTGGGTAGACTTGCCTGACATGAACGAAAGAGAGCTGGACAGAATGTTTGTCTATCATGCAGAATGGATGAGGTAGAGCATGGCAATGGTAAAGATCAAAGCAGGTAAGCTCAGGCGTCGAGACAGATTTAACGGCACGGTTCGTAAGCCATCTACTCCTGACTCCAACGGAAACAGGGCGGAGCGAAGAGAGGCAGCTAAAAAGAAGAGGTAGGTAAGATGGCAGATAACGAGTTGTTTGACTTCTCTCTTGTTGATACTGTGACTGAGTCCAAGTACAACAAGAGCAGTAGAGAATGGAATCTCTATACCGGTCATGGCTTACGTATGGAATCGGAAGATGAAATTGTTACTGGAACGAGATTCTTAATTACACTTACAGAACTACCTAACCCCACGTAGCTCAGTGGATAGAGCAAGGCGCTTCTATCGCCAAGGTCGGGAGTTCGAGTCTCTCCGTGGGGACGACCGATCAGTGGATTGGAGGTGAATTAATGGGCTACACAGCTAAAAGCTGCAACTCTGTCATACGTAGAGACCGCCTGTTACGTTAATGGTCTGTACAAATTGCTGTTATTAAAAGTAGCTGCAAGATGTTTACCTAACTAAATAACCCCCGCTGGTTACTGTGGAAGTCCAGCGGGGGGCTATAAATGTCGGGGGTGTTTGGCCCGGTATCCCAACGGCAGAGGAAATCGACTTAAAATCGATACAGTCTGGGTTCGAGTCCCAGTCGGGCTACGACACTGTTAAATAGACAGACAGGAATCTTAAACAAATGTCAACAGCCACCCTGGAAGAGACGATGCCGAAAACAAAGGAAGCGGAACAGCCCACTTTCGTAAACTGGACTAGCGATCTACCGAGCAACTTCCTAGAGTGCCGGACCTTGGGGCATCGTTGGCAGCACCATAGCGCCACGTGGGACAAGCATTCTCAGGCGTACTACGTCGTCCACGAGTGCGACCGTTGCGAGACCGAGCGTCGGGCGTGGTGGAACAAGACGGGTGAGATCCTGTCGTCCAGCTACGGCTACGTCAAGGGCTATCTGAACAGTGGCACCCCCACTAGGCAGCCTGTTGACGGTAGGGGTCGCCAGACATTGCGTGCGGAATACCTGTCCCGCCTCTTCATCTTCTAGATTTTAAATACTTCCTGCCTTGCTCCACTCGTCAAGGCAGGAGAGCCCCCACTGACAATCGGGACAGTCAGATGGGGGTGCGGGACCGTGGTCTAACTGGTAAGACGCGAGACTAATTCTCGTAATGCAGGTTCGATTCCTGCCGGTTCCACTAGTGCCTAGTTATCAAAACTAAAACAACAACCCTGTTCCCGTTGAACTCTCGTGACGGCGTAGGTAGCTAGGCACTTTAATTTTATGTAGATAGAGGGGCAGACATGGGAAGGAACTTTAAAGCGATGACCGTCGGTAGGCTGGACTCCCCTGAGACTCTGATACCACCGCGTAAGTATTACGACGAGTACATCTCTCGTGAGATCGACAAGGGTGTCAGCGAGTTCGACGTGTTCAGGTACGCGCTTGCCAATCGTATGAATGTGCTGATTGAAGGACCTACCGGCCCTGGTAAGACATCGGCATGTCTTGCGTTCGCCGCGCTTCACGACATGCCGTTCTACGCCATCCAGAGCAACGCGGGTGCAGAACCCTCTCAGATTTTCGGTCGCATGGTGCAGAGTGAGGCAGGCATCTGGCAATTCCAGGATGGTGGCCTTACCGCGCTCATGAGAATGAGTCAGAAGCGCCCGTGTTTTTTGCTGGTCAACGAGATCAACTTTATGCTCGCCAAGATCGCGACTGTGTTGTTCTCACTGCTCGACAAGCGGCGTTCGATCTCGCTTGTAGACAACCGGGGTGAAGTCCTTGAGGCCGGGAACCTGTTGATTGTCGCGGACATGAACCCTGATTACACGGGCACGCGGCAACTCAACGAGGCTTTGTTAAATCGTTTTCCGATCCGGATGGTGTTCGACTACGATCCCGCTATCGAGGTCAAGCTAGTCAAGTCGGCGTCCCTGCTACGGGCAGCTCAGCAACTGCGGACACAGTACATTAGGGGCGAGCATAACACCCCGGTATCCACCAACTCACTCATGGAATTCGAGAAGTTGGCCAATGACTTTAGTGTCCAATTCGCCATCAATAATTTTAAGCACATGTTCACTGCCGAGTACAGAGAAGCTGTGAACTCGGTGTTCGTCCTAGAGAAGATTAACATAGAAAGAGAGTATGGTGTTTCTACTGACTCGAATGACCTAGACCCAGACCAGTTGTTGGAAGAGTCAGTAAAAAATCAGCGGGTCAATCTCAGTGATATTGGTGTCAACACAGACACTCTGCCGGTTGAAGAGTACATGAAACTCAGGAAGTCGGGGGTAGTCAAGTGAATGATTTCGCTCTTTCTGACAAAGAGAAACAGGAGCTACTCTGGGGAAACCTAGCCCACTTGTACCAGAACGTTGACCGAATTATTTCAGGCAAGTACGTGCAAGTAATCCTAGCAATGGATTCGCCTAATTTTGCGCCAGCATGGACGATCTTGGATACAAATTCTGTGTTCCTGAATACAAAAAGACTCGGCTCTCCTAGAGATCTTGACTCTATTATTGCTGTTACCGCAGTGAACTACCACGAGTTGTGTCATGTGACCAAGACACCGTTGGTGATAGGTAAACGTATTCCAGAACACCACCAGGATGCCTACAACTTGCTAGAGGACCAGCGCATCGAGCGTGAGTTTGTTGCCGACTATCCGATAGCGGGGGCTTACTTCAATAGAATGATTGCCAAGTACATCTTGGACAAGAAAGATCAGCTAGGTCTATTTATTCTATACGTTCTCACCCACGGTCGGGATTACCTACCGGTACAACTACGTATTGACATCGCAAGGAGATGCCTGGCTGGTGGGATGACTATCAAAGACGCGTCGATACCTAGAGGGAAGAGGAACGAGCTAAAAATAAAGGCACAGGCAGCGCAAAGAATTATCGACGAGTATGTTCAACTGCCTCTCACTGGGGTCAGTGAACATTCCTACAGTAAGAAGACAGTAAATAGAGCAATTGAACTCATCAGAGGAATGGCGGGGTTGCTATCTGACGAGAACAGGGCGCAGATTGGTGGCTCTACCTGTGCTGTGGTAGCAGCAGCAAATCAGCTAGATTCGAACGATATCCCTCAGAGAAAAGATGCTAAAGTCGTCGAGATAGACGCTGCAATCGTCGAGACTCTGACTGGTATTGTCGTTGACGGCGTAGTCGAATTGCAAAAAGATGTTACTAAATACCAGAAGGTAATGTCTAAGGGGGTGAGCACAGAACATCTGCTAAAGCCACCAGCGGACATAGCTAAAATGTCTGTGCCGGTAGAATGGATGGGCGTCACCCGCAAGAACTCGCGTCGGTTCGAGCGGATCTGTGCAGACAAAGATCCGGGCTGGGAAACAAGGACGTCGAGCGGGAGACTCAATTCTGGGAGGATTGCTAGCGGCTGTGATCCAACTGAAGCTTTTGACAGCTGGGCGGAAGATCAGACAGATGACACCGCAGTCGAGCTAGCTATTTGTATGGACTGTTCGGGCAGTATGGGGGACACGATAACAAAAGCATCGTTGGTGATGTGGTCTCTGAAGAGGTCAGTCGAGTCAGTGGGCGGGCACGCGACGTGCTTTGGATTCCATTCCTCTTCGTTTCTTCTGTACGGCAACAGCAAGGCAGAGAGGAACCGCTACCAGCTTTGCAGGGCGAACGGTGGTACCGTACCTATCGACTCTCTTGTGGCGGCACACACACTCTTGGCCACCAGTGACAGGCCGAACAAAATCCTTATAGTCGTGACCGACGGTTCGTGGTGCAATTGCCACGGGGTCGACGGTAGTGGACGGCGAAAGGGGTATTATGAATGCCCAGCCACAAAGAGCAACCAGAGAATAGAACGTATAGGGAAGGGGGCTACCACCGCGCTGTTCTATTTGAATTACCAGCGCGGCACTATCTCTCCCGATTCTCATGGTTGTCAGTCGGCACGTTCTGTTCTCACCGTCAGCGAGCTGGACTCGGCGGTCAATAATCTGGTTGCTGACGTCATGAAAAGAGGTGCCCGTCGGTGACAACCAAACTAGACGATATAATTATCACAGCTCATGATATTGTTACGTCTATATACTGCGGTGATCTTGACCCCTTCCTTGAAGTCCTACTAGATGCGCTGCACAAACGTCGTGCTGTATGCACCGGTGCTCCTGACAAAGGCCCGGTGGTTTTTTACACCAGGATTATGCATGTCGACGGGAAGAAGGTCCTCAGGGTGACATATAAATGAGTCGCCGTGACATGCTTGGTCGCCGCATACATTACATGCGCAAGATGGCCAGCAGGTGTAGTGACTTAGCTAGTAAGTCTCAAGAGGAATTGTCAGAACTCACTGACATCGAGCAACGGTTCGTCACAGATGACACTACAATACGAATTTCTGTGAATAGGATAGACCCGAAGCCGAACTTGGAAATTAATTACAAGTTGTTGCGGGAGTCAGTTAGTGACAAAGTCTGGTTGTCGATCACGTCTTGCGCGGTGGACCAGAAGAAGTTGGAAACAGAGATTGTGCGTGGTAATATATCACAGAAGGTGGTGAGTGCGTGCATTAAGTACGTGCCACGTAAACCTTACTTCCGTACGGAGGTGGCTAGTGACGACGCCATACTGGACGCCGAGCAGTAAGGTTCAACTCCCTAACCTTGCCAAAGATTTTTTGAGATTTCGCGAAGGGCATCTATATCGTCTTCGAGACGGTGTGCTGGTTGTTATTTATGATACCTTCCGAGAGCGGGAGTGTTCTCTCCGTCAAGGTCAGGGGATTGTCGTGCAGGGCAATGCGCAGCATCCTGTAGGCAAACATCTGTATCCTATTGAGCCCTATTCTGTTTTGCGGGAAGAGTATCCACTGACTGACCAGGACAAGAAGGATTTGTTTAATCGTGGTTGCGAACAGGGATACAGAGAAGCTAAAGCGGAAGAGAGTTTCTAAGATCACAGTGTGGGTGTGGTACGCGAATGGCAAGCACGGTCCCCCTCGGTTCATGGCCGGTGAGAAGAGGCCGAACCTAGTTGCGGCCGATAATGCTGTTCCGTTTAAGATGACACAGGAAGAATTAGATATATGGCTGGACGTACAAGCGGAGTACGCAGTTCTACAGGAGAATCTCCACTGCATCTTGAAAAAGAACATGTTCAGGCCGGCGTAGACGACACCATTTATGTTTCTTTACGCCGGACTAGTGCCTGGCCACTATTTGTTGCGCGTAGGTTCCCGCGCTATACGACGAGAACCAACGAGTTTTATGATATCCCGGCTGAAGTATGGGCTAAGTGGGTCAAGGTAGTGCACGACTTTCGCGAGGTACAAAGAGAGATGCGACATTATTACGAAAAGAATCATTGATGACCTACACACGTAAGGGTACGCGGTGGCGTCGGTTCCAAGAACTGCCAAGCAGGCGAGGGCCAGGAATAGTGCATGTCCAATGGTGGTTTGACAACGAGCGCCGCTGGTTGTTTTTCTGCTCTGGCACAGCTCGACATCGTGGTAATCCTGTGGTAGATACTCAGCCGATCACGTGCACGGCTTGCGGGCACATGTATACTGATTGATTTTTCGGAGGAAGACATATGATCAGAAGAAAAAAGAAACATGAAGTTAATATTTCAAAGATACCACTTAGGTACAAGACAGATACGGAGACTCATCAGGCCGGGGAGATAGTACCCTACAAATACAAATATATTCCGTGTTGTATACACGGCGACTGCTACGATACGTTGTTCGGTAAGTACGTTTTCACTAACCTTAGCGAGGCAGAGGCATGGAAGGAAGCGCACCTCGCTAAGTACAAAGAGACGTACGGACAACGAGTACTACGCAGGGCTGACGGGCTATGGGGAGAAATCAAGATAACATTCTTTGGGGATAGGTAGATAATGGTGTCGATGCACGGGTACAAAGATGTCACTCGACAGATAAAAGAAGAAACTGGTTGGAGCATCGGCGACTACATCGTCAACTATGTAGTCGAGCACTACACGGGGAAGTGGGTAGACTCTCGTGCTCTCATGCACGACATCTATACTGCCAAGGGGTACAAGCTTGAGATAAATCAACTCACCAACACTTTGTCACGGTGGTATGCAGGTGCGTACCGTACGGACGGCCTGCTAGAGAAGGACAAGCGCAGGAGAGGTACCTACAGGTGGTTCGGTAGGGACGAATTGGAAGCTGCCGAGCCTCTGGACGACCCCGTTCCCTACGTACCAGTGTCACTACCCAGCCTTAAGGTTTTGCCGGAAAATCCAGAGAAGAAATATAACACTATGGATCATGACACTGACGGGATCATGATTGTCACCAGTATAGTCGGTGGGTACCTCGTCAAGATCGACGGGCATCTGTACACTGCAAAGAAACTAGAGCTTTAATGCGCCGCGAATCAAACTATAGATAGAGAGATTATGAACTCTACCCCGGTAATACAATTATTAGGTATACAGTTTTATTTTTCGGCAGATGAAGCGCAGAGCCTAATCTCTGAGTTAGAGTCTTTGATTCAAGAGGGGCGGATACTAACTTCTGTACTCGAAGGGCTGAGACGTGATATAAATATACAACTCAGCCAACCGTACGGAGGTGGGTTCGCTAGTGGCTCTTAAAGCTAGAAGGATAGAAACCAAAGGACGTTTGAAGAACGCGGCTAAAAAAGGTGGTGATTCTTGGGTAACAACTATTCGTGACAACGAGATTATTAACCTACGGTTTTTAACCGAACCGGAGGATTGGATTGAGTACACCGAACACTACAATGACACCTACAAGTACTTCCCTTGCTCGGATGACTGCCCCGGATGCAACGACGGGACGCGAGGCTCGAAGCGTTATTTAGCAGCAGCTATTAACGTAGAAGAGGGCGCGGTGGTTTATTTCAAGCTTCCCAAATCCGTCGTGAGCACTCTCTACCGCAGCTATGAGAAGTACGGCACAATTCAGGATCGTGACTACGAAGTGGCACGCACGGGTTCTGGAAAGAACGACACGGAGTATGATACTCTCCCGTCCCAGCCCTCACGTGTGAAGTTCTCTCGTTTCCCGGTGCCGGACGGTGCTGAGTCGTGGGCAGACCATTGCCTGAAGATGTTAGCGGCACAGTTACCGTCGGCACAGGATGGAGAGGAAGAGGAAGAGGAACTACCACCGACGTCTAAGTCCAACGGGCACGTGAAGAGTGGTAGTGTCCGTAAGATGTTGGTAGAAGATGACGAAGATGAGGAAGATGAGGAAGAGGACGAACGTCCGGCTAAGAGAAAAATTCGTCGCGTAACTCGATAAGGGATGGTCATGCCGAAAGTTGATATTGAGTCAGCAGATATTCAGTTATTAACTGCTCTTCGTGGGTGGGTGGAAGACAAGGTCGCTGACCTTGTCGGGGCTAACAGCAATGGGCACGCGCCTGATGTTGACGACGATGATGACGATGATGACGACACGCCGGTTAGTAGCGGTAAGAATACATGGTCTCGCGCTGAACTGGACGCAATGCCACTGAAGGAACTTCGTCAGCTTGCCAAGAACCTTGGATTTGTGGCCAAGGCGGAGAGTGGTATCGGTAAGAAGCCAGAGATCTTTGACTGGCTGGAAAAGAAAAAGAAGATCCGGGACGAAGCTCCGGAAGACGCCGACACTACTGACGACGACGACACTGACGACGACACGCCGGATGTCGAGGACTCGGCAGACGACGAAGACGACGACGACGAAACGGAAGACGAAGACGACGACGGAGATGTTTCCTTCGAGGATCTTCTGGACAAAGAGAAGTTCCCATTCAAGGACCTTCTAGCTTTTGCCAAGGAAAACGGAATCACTGTTTCCAAGGAAGAGCGTGTTCCCAAGGCTTCCAACCGGCGTAAGATCGCCGAGCGTCTTGTCGGTGAGGCTGGGGACGAAGACGAATGAAAATCGCGTAAGCGTAAATGGCCCTACGCTTACGACTACCCGTAGGAGATTACGTGAGTTGGCCTGATGTCTTCTTCGGAGCATCCGGCACAACCTTTGTGGTGTACGTGTCCTACGCTCTCTTCCAGGTGCTGGACCACTACAGTATTTGGTGACTAAAAACGTGGCAGGGGTGCGCTACTGCCGGAACTTAAAAAGATCCCTCGGATGTGAAGTTCAAAACAACGCACACTTTGTAGTCGATATGCGATAAGGCGGGATAGGTATCTAAATCTGCGGTAGACAATTGTTTTCTACGGAAGGTAGATAATGGCAAGCCATATTAAGAAGACGGCGGTACTCGGTGCGGCAACTCTAGTTGCGGGAGTTGCTAGTCTGGTTATCGCCTCGCCTGCTAGTGCTGTTACGTCGACTCAGATTACTAGTCAGCCTCACTCTGTCCAGCGTGCTTGTGCCGAGCGTATCTTGGCGGCACAGGGGCCGGGAGCCTGGACTGCATGGTCTGGCTCGCTTGATGACATGATGGCTGAGTCCGGTAACAGTGACACGGCAATTAACGCGTCGTCGGGTGCGGCTGGTTACTACCAGATCATGCCGAGCACTTGGGCAGACCTGTGCTCTGACCTCGGTACGTCGTCCGGACCTACGTATATTGCTCCTGCTCACGAGGAGCCTGCCCTAGTACAGGGCTCTGCGGACAACTACATAGCTGACATCCAGCGAGCCGTTAACGACATCACAGGTGAGCACCGTCTAAATGTGGACGGGGTCTTCGGCCCAGACACTCAGCAACAGATGCATAACGTCTCAGAGTTCTTCGGTGTTTCGTACCACGATGCAGGATCGGTTGTAATAGCGCTGTCTGCTCTGGCCTAATACGACGACAAGGTGGGGCGCGATAACATACCTCAATCACGCGCACTATTATTTGGCGAGGTGTGCGGATGAGTGGCTCTTTTTTTCATGTTCACACTCATAGCGAGATGAGTGTGCTCGACGGAATGAGTTCGGTCAAGTACCTGGTAGAAAAGGCTGCTCGATATGGACAACCAGCCCTTGCAATTACTGACCACGGAAATATGTCTGGTACCGTGCAACTTTATAAAGCATGCCATGTTGCAGGGATTTTACCCGTACCAGGTGTCGAGGCGTATCTACTCCCAGATCACGGAGGAAACTGGGATAGCAAAGCTAAGCGGTTTCACCTTGGGATTGTGGCACTTGACTTTCGAGGATATCAATCGCTGATAAAGATGGTATCGAAGTCTTACACACGGCCACAATTCAGTAGGTTCCCTCGGATAGATTTCGAGGACTTAGCAATACTTTCCTCCGAGGCACGCGATCATGTAGCTATTACGACAGGATGTTATTTTGGACTCGTCCAGCAGAAACTTGTCACCGAAGGAACAAAGGCTGCTCTCGACGTGGTCAAGACATACGCGGCCCTCTTCCCACACCTATACGTTGAACTTCAAAACCATAACATCGATCATGGGGACACTAGTGGTGGCTACACCGACAGTTCTATCTGCGAAAGTCTCTATGGAATTGCCACAAAACTAGGTCTGCCTGTTGTCGTTACGCAAGACGCGCACTATGCCGAGCAGAAGCACAAGGTAGCTCATGCTCTCATGAAGAGGATGGTGTACGGAGGTGCGGACGACGAGTT